CGGATACGCAGTACCGCCACCAACCGCCGGCGTCACCTGCCCCAACGGTGAGATGCCCGGAAGTGCCTGCGACGGTCCAATGCCGGGATACATCGGTCCGCCGCCAGGAGCGGCAGGCCCCGCCGACCCGGGAGTGAAGGTGTTCGGCCACGCACCAGGACCCTGCATCTGCAGCAGTTGCTCAGCAGTCAGCGCCTGCTGGTACGGGGACGCCAAGTCGGCACGCGGCGCATACTGGCCACCACCAGCCGCGTCCCAACTCGGCTGAGTGAACTGCAGCCCGCCGTAGAACCCGTTGCCCGTGTTGGCCGCCCAGTTGCCACCCGATTCCTTCTGCGCCACGGTGTTCCAGTCAGCGTTCCATCCACCACCCGGTCCACCGAGGGCATTCGCAGCCGAGTTCGCAGCACTTGCAAGACCATTCAGTGAATCTGTCGCCTGCGGAGCTCCAGGAAGGCCGAGCGACTCGCTCTGCGTCGTGTGAACGTGATCCCGGTGATCGGCGAAGTCGTTTTTTCCGCGCCGGAAGTAGCCCGGGTCCGCGCTACCCGGCGTTCCGACAAGGCGACCGTTATTGACGCCAATGTCCTGACCGGTGTTCGGGTTCTCGAAGATGACGTCCTCGAGCCCCGGCATGCCACGGTTCTGCGCGAGCCATTCGGCGAACCGCTGCCGATTCTCAACCGGACCCCACCAGTCAATGCCCTGATTACCCTGGCCCTTGTCCTCTTGGTGGCCGGCATAGGTGCTCGCCTGCAACCCGAAAGCGTTGGCCACCTGGTAAACCCAACTAGGGAAGCCCGGGGCGCCCTGTCGAATATCGGTACCGTTCGGCAGCCCATAGGGCTGACCACCACCAACGGCTGCCGCCACTGGGGCATAACCACCCGGATATCCGCCACCACCGGACCGCTGAGACGCCTGCATCATGGCGATCGCGCCCGGGGTGTACTGAGACCCGAACGCACCGTTCGCGGCCAGGATGCCCATCAGACCTGAGCCCTCGTTCGGGTTCGCCTTCGCCACAAACCCCAACGCCTGCAAGAACGGCGCTGCCAGAATGTTGCCGAGCGCCTTCACCGCGTTCTCGACAATCCCACCCAGGCCCTTCGAGATACCGAAGTCCTTGTCCAACTGGACGCCGAGTTGCTGCAGTTCACCGCTCGCGGTCTGCATCCCCTTCAGCGACTTCTGGACCGCCTGCGCCTTGGCCTCATTCAGCCGCAGCTCCGACTCATGCTCCTCACGCTGCGCCCGGGCCAACTCGTTCTTCTTCGCAACGATGGCGTCCTCATCGCGAACATTCGCCTTCTCCAGCGTGTTCAGGTCCGACTGTGCCTGCGCCACCTTCTGCTGGTTATCCAGCACCGTGCCAGCGGCCGAGTACAAGCCCGCATCGGCCGGGAAGCCTTGCAGCAGCGACAAGGGGTCGTTGTTGCCCATGGGTACCGTCGGCAGGGGCTGTTTCTTGCCTGGCTTGTCCGGCACGGCAGGGACCGCAAACCAGCCGCTAGTGGGGTAGGCCGGGACCAGGCTTGCTGTAGCTGAGTTGCCCATACCGCCCGGTCCATTGGTACCGGGATGCAACCCCGGAGGCGCGACCGCCTGCCCAGGAGAGGTAGCGCCGCCGTTGCGGATGGCATCCCAGATCGTCCCCGAACCGGGCGCCGGTGGGGCTACCGGCGTGAACTCAGGCAGCTCGATCTTATTGCCGGTAATCGGGGCCAGCTTGTTGTACATGCTGATCAGCAAGCGCATGGGCGCCAATACCGTCGTGTCGATGACGCGACCGATAACATTGAAGTTGGCCACCCATGTGTTCGCGAACATCTTCACGCCATTACTCAGCGCGTCGTACTTATCGCTAATCCAGCCCAGCGCCTCAAGCAACGTCTTTGTAACCCCAACGATGTCCTCCATCGCGGTCTTACCGTTGGACTTGAAGTCGAGGAACAAATCCTTGATGGTCGGCACCAGCGCGCCCAGTTCCTTGAATGCGTCCACGCCCTGTTGAATCCACTGCCGCAGCTCGCCGGTCTGCGCAGCGTTCGACAGGAAGTTCGAAAACTCCGTAGCCGCATTAGCAATTCCCGTCGCGAATCCAGGCAGGAACGACGACGACACGTTCACCAGGTCGGAGATCGCCTTCGTCACTGGGCCGATCGCCGGAACCAGGTTCTGGAACGCCTGGCTGATGTTCGCCATCGCGGCCCGAATCGCAGCCTGCGTCTCGGGAGTCATGAGTTGATCAGCGAGACCTGAGAACATCTGCCCGAACGACGACGCGATCGACGTGGTCATCTGCTGAACCGCCGGCAGGTAAGTCGTCGTCAACTGGTTCAACTGCTGACCAACGCCCGCGAACAACGCGTCCTGCGCGCTGTTCTTCAACTGCTCAAAAGCGGGCATCATCTGCTGAATCGCCAGCGCCGCCTGCTGCGCATTCGGCGACAAATCCTGCAGATCTTCGGCGAACTTCTTCTGATCCTTGATGTCGCCTATAGCGTCCGAAAAGCCTAGGGTCGCAAGCTGAAGCGACCCGAACGCCGCCACATTTCCCGCGACCACGCCGGGGATAGTCCCGAGAATTCCGGTCATCTCGGTGGCCGCACCGCCAACCGCACCCAGTGCACCGACCGCGCCCGTTGCCTTCGCAATGAAGGGGAGCATCGAGATTGCAGCTTCACTCGTGGCTGCAATGAGGTCATTGAACGTCGACTTGGCGGATTCGGCCGCCGACGACAGAGGTCCTAGTGCAGAGGTGAGCGCCGCGGTCGCCGACGACGAATCGTCGCCGCCGGACTGGTACTCACGCAGCGCATCGACGACATCGCGGACAGCTCTCGCCTCAGCGCGCCGAACACGCTCCAACCGCTCAGACTGGGCAATCAACTGCGCGTTGGTCGCGTTGCCACGCGCCTGCAGATCATCCAACTTGGCCTGTTCCGCGCGCAGCTTCCCTGCGGCGTCGGCGGCCCGGTCATACGCCCGTTCCAAGGCGGCGGCCTGCGCACGCGGGCGAACCGTATCAACGCGGCTGATCCCCTGATTGACTTGGCGCGAGAACTCATCGCCAGCGCGGCGGCCTGCGGTCGAGAAGTAATCCTCGGCCTGCTGAGTGGTGCGGCGCGCTTGAGACTCGTCTAGATGGGACCCGATTGGAAGGCTAATACCCAACGCTCACACCACCTTCCATGTCAGTAGTCGTCTTCCGCAGCCAGCGCGTACTCGAGGTCCGCTTCTTCTTCGGCCAGCTCTAAGTGGCGCTCCCACCGCTCCTTTGGCGACAGGAACACCGGGACCTCGTCTATGCCGTACTTCCAGGCGTGATACATCGCCAGTTCCTTGTGGGTCTTGCCGATGATTTCGACCCATTCAGGCCAGTCGCCTTCACGGCCCGCTTGCGCCATCTTCATGGCGCCGTCGTCGGGCAGATACTCCAAGATGACCAACAGTTCGCGGCTGGATACCTTTAGTCGGCCCGAACTGTCGCGGCTGCCGCGATGCCAATCCCGCAAGATGGACCGATCAATACGGGACAGGTCTGACTCAATCTGTTTTGGCCACCGCTTCAGAAACCACATTGCCGCCATCACTTTTGGAATCGGACTCGCGCCGCTTCCGCATCTCTTCACCTCGCTTGATGAGCGCGTAGGCGATGGCGTTTGCAGTACCCCCGGCGGCCTTGAATTCGTCATACTGGTCACCCAGCAGAATTCGCGCCTGACGCACGTTGTACGACGGCGCCATGCGCTTCCCGTCCTTCTGGTACGGGTCGATGAACCCGCCCTGAATGGTGTGCGCGGCCGTCGTGGTCGTCGTACCATCCTTCAGCGTCAATGTCATCTCCGGAACATCCTCGGTGATGCGGTCGCACTGGTTGAACTCCCAGCGCATCTGCTGGTACTCCTCCGTGGCGTCGTCGTCGAGCATGTTCGGATGAACGACCTTCCAAACCCCCTCGCGCGTAGGCACTTCCAGGGGGCGTAGGAAGCTATCCATATCCTCAGCCTGCTCGCGCGCCGCAGCCAGCGCATCGGGATCGATCGGAGTCTTGACGTCGTCGTTTTCGGGCATGGCAAAACCTTTCGGGCAGAGTGGGCAGGATCGGGCAGAAGTCGGGCAGGCTCGCGGGTGTGCGCTGCCCACGCACACCCGCGAGGTCTGTTACGCCGGGGTGATGGTCAGCGCGCCACCGGTCAGGCCCGTGCCGTCGCCGGTCAGCGCCTTGCCGGTGTTCGGCACGGTGACAGTCCACGTCGGCGCCGAACCCGTGACAGTCCAGTCGGCGGCCACATAGCCGTCGTCCAGGCCAACCAGAGCGGTCTTCACCGCAGAGCTGTTGGCGTTGAACGCGATCGTCGCGGTCGGGCTCACATCGCCATACCCCAGCGTGAACGTGCCAGCCGACGCAGCGCCCACCGACACCGTGTACTGCGACACCGGTGCCTGCCACACACCCTTCGTCGACGCCCACTCATACCGGCCCTGGATCGGCTGGTACACGCCGTCGATCACACCCATGGAGTACGGGTCAGGCAGCGCGCGGAACATGAAAGTCGCCGTCTCCGCGTCCTTTTTCCCCATCTTGATCTTGTCGACCTTGGTGCGCCGGCACAGCGAGTACGCCTTGACCGTGTAGGCCTTCGCGCCACCCGGCTTCGTGAACTCACGCACCAGCAGCACCTGGCGATCAACCATCTCGGCACCAACCGCCTGGCCCCAACCGAGGGGCGTCGAACCCGGAAGCTGAACCAGGTTGTTGCCGTCGGCATCACTGAACGGCAGGTTGTCCCGCAAACGCCGCCACGCATCGTCCAGCGTCTCCACCGACGAGAACGTGAACATCTCGTCTTCCTTGACCGTGACCGAGTCGTAGACCTCGTCATCCTGCTCGATCATCAGCTCGTCGGTGTCCGTCGAGCGATCCATCTCGGGACCGTCGCCTTCCTTGAAGGACACGAACCGAATGAACCCCTCATTCGGATCGGGGTTCAGGATGTACTCGCCGTTGACCTTCTTGAACAGGCCGAGGTCATCACGCAGCGCACCATCGGTCGCGATCGGCGACCAGTTCACGGTCCCATTCGGTTTGTGCGGGCTGATGTTGGTGAACGATCCACGGTTGTCGCGGATGAACGCCGCCATCGGCTTCCCACGCTCGAGCTTGCGCGGGTCCTTGTCGAGATAGCCGGCACCTGCCATCGTCTTGCCGGTTGCGGGTATCGCCATGAAAATGTCTCCTTTTTCGGGAATGGCAATGAACCGGAACGGGTTCCGGCAATGAATTGGGCAGAAGTGCCGCGGCGCGGCGCACCGTCAGGAGACGGTGACGTACGTGAGACCCAGGTGATACCGGGCCGTGTAGCGGACGATCTGGTCATCCGAGTAGGTCATGCGGAACGGCTTGATCACCGTCTCGCCAAAGTCAATCGAGGCGACGCTGTCATCCGACAGCGTCACGTTCGGGCAGTCCTGAAACAGGCGCAGCATCCGCCGATGAACAAGCTTCGCAGCAGTTTTCGCCGCCTCGACACCGCGGTCGTAGATGTCGAGTTGCACCACAGGCTCATCCGTGCCCTGGTTCTCATCGTCGGTACCAGAGATGCGCTCCACAGTGACGAACGGCAATTCGTCGCCAAGCTCACGATCGACGGCGGCGCGAATCACCGGCTGCAACCAGCAGCAGACGAAATCCTCTTCGTCCGGCGCATCCATCTCCAACAGCGGCTCGGTCACACGTCACCGCCAACAGTAGTATCGATGCCGCCCTTGTAAGTGCCACCGAACCGCTCAGCCACCTTCTGCGCGATCGCAAACGCCGGCGTCGGAGTATCAGGGCCAAACTCGCGGAACTCCCCGTCGCCCATCTCAACAATCCGCGAATCGCCGGGGCCTGGAACGTTCTTCCGGCCATGCTTCGGATGCTTGTTGTTGACGTGCTTCCGGTTCTTCTTGTCTGCGCCCGAACCGAACTCGATGATGTGCGCGTACCAAGCAGTCGGCCCCACAACAGCTTTGCCGCCCTTGGCCTTCTTCTTCAGCTTCCACGACGCCGCGTACTTACCCGAGTCGATGGGCGAGATGCTGCGGGCGAACGGAATGACTTGCTTCTCCACAAACTCATCGATCCCCGCATTCACCTCGACCGACTCGCGGATAGCCTTCTCCACCTCAGCATCCGAAATGCCGAACTCGGAGAACGGATTAGCCATCAGCCGACCTGACGCTTGCAGAAGATCGTCACGTGATCCACCGACCCGTCCAAGTCGTACTTCGGCATCCGCTGGCCATCAACCTGGAACACGAACTCGCGTGTTGCATCGGCCTCGAGGCCCAGCGCTTCCGGGTGATCGGTGCCGTCGTATAGCAGCTCGTGATTACCCTTCACCGCCAACTCCAGGACTTCCGGGCCGGCAGTCAGCTTCCACACCTCAGTCGTGACATCCGTCTGCGTCACCGGCGTCTCATCCGAGCTGTACGGCCGGAAATGCACACCAGGGAACCGGGTCGCCGTCCGCGTCTTCTGTTTCAGACCACCCCACCCAGGAGTACCCGACTGGGTGACAGCGACGAACGCCACCACCTGATCGCCGAAATCGCTCACGGCGATGGAAGGATCCGGTAGTCGGAGAACAGCGCCTTCAGTCGCTCGTCGGTCGAGATCAACCCGGCAGCCCACTTGTAGGTGACGTCGTCGATGCGCTTCTCGATCATGTCGCCGTCGCGCTTCTTGTCGTCACGATCCATCAGGTCGGCGAGCCGCAGAACAGCACGCCGCCAATCCGCGGCCTGCTCCTCGGTGAACCCGTGTGTCATCTTGACCTCGATGGCGCCAGCGCGGGACGTCCAGCAGCCGTATGGGTACTTCTCGACCGTGCCCTTGCGCTGCGACTTGTCCAACCGTGTGACATCCAGTGCCACACCGCATTCCGTCACCGACGAAAGCGTGACCAGATTCAGGGTCGGCAGCGACAGCACACGACCGCCGGGCCCATCGACCTGGATCGTGACGTCCGTTTCAACCGGCGTCACAACCCAGCCACACCAACGACGGGCCGCCGACAACGCCGCATCCAGGAGACCCTGGGTGTCATCATTGTCGGGCAGCCGGCCCTTGGTGTACGTCGACAGGTCGGCGGCGGTGAGATCAGGCATGAGGCCTAGGAGCGCGTCACTGGGTGGTTGCCGCCAGAACCCAGCAGGGCAACACCCGACAAGACGCCACCGGTGGTGGCGCTGGTGGCCGTCACGGTCACGCGGACGTACCGCTTGGTCGGACGGGCACCGACGTACTTGACGGTGTTGTCGTCCGTCGCGGCGTACGACGGCAGCGCGCCCAGCACGCGATCGGTCGCCACTGCGGCGAAACCCGAACCACTCGAGTCCGATTCCTCGACCGCCACGGCATACGAGCCGTCGGTCAGCGTCCCGGATGTCAGCACGAACAGCACGTCCCGGAAGTTGTTGCTGAACACGCCGGTGTCCACGGCAGCACCGTTGACGGTTCCAGTCTGGACGGTCTGCGACTGGAGAGCCAGTACCGGCAGCGCGTTGGAGTACAGGTTATACATCGGTCTTCTCCTCTTCGCCCTTCTCTGCCGCGGGCTTCGGCTCTACGTGCGGCGCAGCCTTTTTGGCCGGGGCCTTCTTCGGTGCCGACCGGTGCTCACCGGGTGCGGCCGTAGCAGTTTCGGTACGCTGCACCGGCTCGCTCACGCGGGCGAAGTGCCCGCTATGCGACCGCAGAATCGGATCGTCGTCCGACACAACACATCCGCCGCCGTACACATCACCCGCCGCGGTAGCGAAAGGCTCTACACATCGGTAGCTCATCTGACTCCTTCCATCGGAGTCAGATGACTCCAGTTAGGTGTAGCGAGCGAGAATCTCTCTCGCCCAAGCGATCTTGTCCTCAACACACTGTCCGGCAGGTTGCCACTTCGACCAGAGCTCGAGGTTCTCCAACCGGTTGTCAGACCGGTTGCCGTTCTTGTGATGTACCGTCTCGTCGGGCCATAGTGGGCGGCCAAGGTGGTATTCCATAACCAGCCGATGTTCGGCGTATCGCTCACCACGACGGCCTGTCCGGTACCGGTAACCCTTCGGGGAAGTACATCCACCCGGCAGCCCGTGGTACGCGTCGTACCGCAGCTGGTCAACCGTCTTGCCTCGGGGTGGGGCGATACCTAGGGGATCGCCGTAGCGGCGGAACCGTTGGTAGTGCGCTGGGCAATAACCCTGCCCCTGAATTACCCCGTCGCAATCCGCAACGCCGCACCGCTGATCGCCGTAATTCCCTGCGCGACTGCGAACTTCGGCTACTGGATCGCCGAACCGTTGATATCGGCTGTAGTGCTTTGAACACCACGTGCGAGCAAGTTGCTTGTTCGCACATCCGTCAATGGTGCATGTCGCGTTGCCCCTGAGCCCCATGTTGTCATGTTACGCAAACATGACAACATGGGGCTACTAAACACGCTGCTGGTGACTACGTGACATCCAGGAGTCGGAACGCTGCATCGTTCACAGAATCCGCACCGACTCGCATCCACGCATGCCAGCCGGCCTGGCCGGTCGGGCGGCCGTTCGCGCCGAACAGGTGCGGGATGTACGACATCGTGACGCCGAGGCGGTCGGCGATGACGTAGTTCTGGAAGTCGCCGTAGACCAGGACGTAGTTCTCCTGGCCGGCGTCGACGACGCCGTCCATGGCCTCCGACACGTAGTCGGGACGGCCCAACAGGTCCTGCTTGCGACCGTCTGCCAGGAATCCCCACAGTGCGGCACCACCCGCGGTGTCGAATCGGCGCATCAGGTTGTAGATCTTGCGATGCGCGAGCCACGACGCGTTGGCGGCGTAGCGGGCCGACAGCGCGCCGTCCAGTGCGTACACGTCCGCCAGGGCGAAGGTGTCGGTGGTGGCCGAGTTGACCACGACCGACGGCGAGGACGCGATCAGGGCGGTGATGATGCCCGTCGGCTGACCCGAACCCGAGCCAGTCGCGAACGCGATGCCTTCCTGCGCATCCTTCTCGAACGCGATCATCTGAGCGATGTCGTTCGCCAGCCCCGGGGCGTCCATCGAAATCTCGTGCGAGACCGGGACGAATGCCTGGAACTTGTAGATCGGGATGCTGGGCTGCGCCAGGGTCGGGGCATCATCGGAAACCTGCGTGGCTTCACCGTCCCACGAACCGGTCACACCGGCCGACGAGACACCGTTCCAGGTGTCGCCGGTGGCCGTGACCACCCGCGAAATCTGGCGAATCTGGTTCACCGAACCGTTGGCGGTCAGGATGACCGTCGGGTCGAGCTGGAACGGCACCAGGTAGCCGCCGGCCGAGTCGGTCAGCGACATCGCGCGGGCGATGGCGTGCTGCTCGTCGGGGTTCAGCGCGGCCATCTGACTCTCAGAACGGATCAGCTTGGTGAACGCGTCCATGTAGGACGGAGAAGTGGTGGCCAGCACCAGATCACGGGCCTTGCACTCGCGGCCGTCGCGCTCCACGAACTGGGTTGCGGCTTCGCGCACTTTGTCCGTGGCGTAGGGCATCTGCTCGACGGCGCCGAGGGCACGAGACCGCAGCTCCGAGTCGCGGTTGCCCGCGTAGCGGACCTCCGACAGGTCCCACGGGTTGCGGTACTTGCCGGCGATGAACTCCGGGCCGCTGGACCGCTTGGGGTCGACCACCTGGGCGCCGGGGGCCTGCCCGCCGTCAGTGGTGGCGGTGCCTTCAGCCTTGGTGGCCGAGCGGACCTCGGACAGCGCCATGTCGTGCTCGAGGTCCAGGCGGTGCTGGTGCACCGAACGGAACTCGGTCAGGAGCGCCGGCACCTTGGCGTGGTCCTCGGCGGTCTTGTCGTTCTTGTTCTTCAGCCGCTCCAGTTCGTCCTGGATGTCCTTCTCGCGGTTGAGAGACTGCTGGTGGGTCAGTTCGACAGCCATGTCAGATTCCTTTCAGGGGTGGCGTCGCGTCCCGCGTGTTCTTGACCTCGTTGAGTGCGTCGATGAATGTCTGCTCGAACGCTGCGGCTCGAGCGGCATCGACCTCGTCGGTCGGCGGGGCTTCTTCGGGTTTCGTTTCCGGCGCGTGCTCACCGGCCGAGGAATCACCCTCGGTGGATCGCGGCGTGTCGTCGTCCTCACCCGAGTGCTCGACGGCCCCGGCGGGGGTGTCTTGCGGCTCGTCATCGGACTTGTCCCGGCCAAGCCGGGGTTCCTCGACCGCCCTGATGGTCAGGGCAGCTCCGGCGAACAACTTGCGCTGTTCGGGGTCTCCATCGCGCAGCCGGTCCAGGTCAATCACCTTGGACCGCAGCCCCGCGGTTGTCTCGTCGTAGGCCGGCCACACAACAGGGCCAACCTCGGCGCACTTCACTTCCTTGAGGATTCGCAGTAGCGGCGCCCGTTCTGGCTGCTCGCCGTAGTACAGAATCTTGTTGACGTCTTCGGGCTTGACCTTGTTGCCGGCGTTGTCGCGCCATTCCTCGTTGACCACCGAGAAGCGGAACGACATCCCGTCGACTGCCTGCGACGCAATGGCCTCCCGCAGCGGCTCCCAGTACCAGGACGATGACATGCGGGCTGTGACGAACAGTCC